ACCTCTTACCAATTCTTTCTGTTCATAATTAGCAGTTACTACCCCAGTTACAGGAGCGTCTATAGTAACATTTGGTGCCAATGTGTATCCAGCACCAGCGTTAGTATATCTGATTGCTGTTACTTCTCCACTGGTATTGATTAGCGTCTCCGCAGTTGCATTTATACCACCTGTTGGTGCAGTTGTGATTGCAACATTTGGTGCAGATGGATATTGATCTCCACCTCCAATAAGGTTAAATGCACCCAGAGAACCTTCATTAATAATTGCTGTTGCAGCAGCACCAGTTCCAACAGCATTTTGACTTCTGATGGTAATTGTAGGTACTTCAGTATATCCAAAACCAGGATTTGTAATTAAGATTTTATCAATTGAAGATCCGACTTGACCACTTCTACTGGTCATAATTGCTACAGCAGTAGCGTTAATTCCTGTGCTTGGTGCAGTAGATATTCCAATCAAAGGTGGAGTCGTATATCCAGTTCCATCATTTACCAGATCGATCTTAGATACTGAATTACCTGATGTAAGTGAACTGAGATCTTCTGCAATTTGAACATTAGCAGTAGCAGTTTCTGCCGCTGCACTAGCCATAGTCAGTTTGACAATGTATGCAAAATCAATTACAGACTCATCAACCTCAGGAATGCTGGTGTCAATATTATCATCAGCAGCAAGATCCATAACCTCACAACTTAATTGATAAACATAAAGTTTATTCAATTGATAAAATGGTTTTTTGGCCTCTACATACTTAATCTCAAACATAGTATTATCAAGAGGGAAGTAAATCAAATCTCCTTCTTGAGGTCTAGTTGACACTAAAATATCATCTTGAGAGTTCAAAAATGGACTGACAAAATCTTCATATCGTTCTTTTGATATGATAAATGTAATTGAGTCTGTGCTCTGCACCCCAAACTTTGAGAGTATATCTCCTTGTCCTTCGAATCCTTGATAATTCAAAAGATATGCTTCCATCCTAAAGGAATCATCAAATCCTGAAGCAGTAATCTCTCTAAGTATTGTATTTTTATTGATTATCTTTCTTGGCAAGTAAACAACATCTTGTCCATAGATTTTTAACTGTTCGTTAATTAAATCTTGGACAAGTCTTTGCTCACTTTGTGAACCTTGTAAAAAGTAAGAATTTAATGGCATAATTCATCAACCTATCAAATCAAGTGGTGGAGTTTCATAGGTTTCTCTGAGTTCTCTATCTAACTCTTCGATTTCTCTAACTGCATCATCATATATTTGTCTCCCATTGAGTGATACTCCTCCGGGAAGCATTACACCTTGGAACTTAATTAAGTTCTGACCCCACTGCCTTTTAATTAATGCTGTAGTATATTTTTTTAACCACCAATCATTATAAACCTTGCTTGCATCCGCTGGATCAACTAACCTGTAGCAATCAAGAACAATGAATTGATCATCGCTCATGCTAGCAAAATCAACATCAAGATATAAACGACTTTGTTTTTTATTAAATCTTATTTGAACATCCGGAGAAATAATTCTACTCAAATCTTCCAAATATGTCTTAGTCATTGCATAATTTAAAAGATCAAGTGCTCCATAATAATAAAGATCATTTAGAAAAATTTGATACTTAATGTTGAACAATCCACTAGAAATAGTGCTATTGTCCATCTTAAATACTTTTTCAACTCCCAAGACATGATCCGGAAGTTGTAAGAAATTTTGTCCTTCCGTCCAGTCAACAGAAGTGACACCTACAGATGACGTTGCAGTTGTTGTAGTAATACCGGTTTTTAGTATTTCTTTCTCTGCCGCAGTAATCTTGTGCTTTAAATATACTCTTTGAATCCCGTCGAAATGGTAGTCTTGAAAGTGCTGAATAGCATCATCTACCAGATCATCAATCTGATCGTCATCGACATTGATTTCCAGAACAGGGTATCCAAGTCTCCTGAGAGAATAATCGATCAATTCTTGTCTGGTCGATGGTTTACTCATTCTTCGATACCTGCTTCCTGATATTTATCTGGTGGTACTTTGTTTACCTTTTCTTGTAATTCCATATAATCTTTTGTCAAAGATTCAAGTTTGGATTCTAAAAGAATATTCTGATTCATTAATGAAGAAATTTTAGAATGATAATTCTTGATCAAAATATTCACGTCAACATCATTAGTCATAGGGCTAGAAAGTTCCTCCATCCAGGGTGTCAGTCCACATTGGTTTGTTTGTATATACAGTAGTTACACTGTCGGGATCAATCGAAAGACTGGTTCCATTTACAACCAGATCGTTTGTGGTATCAAATGTTCCCTGTACTCCGATCAGAGTAAGAGTTGTTCCACCAGTGATTGTAGTTTTACAAACACCATATGCTGAACTATTATTTTGTTGAGTCACTTGAGCACCTGCAGCAATCGTCGCTGCTGATGGTAACGCAATTGTAATTTCTGTAACAGCGGTCAGAACTTGAGTTGAAGTTCTAGTGCCAGATGCTGTTGTTGGATTATTAGTTGAAGTTTGTAATCCATTAGCATCAAAGAATACAACACCGTGTGTGTTATAATCTCCAGTCTGATAGTAGATACCCTTGATATCCAGGTTACCTCTGGTTCCTGTTACGGTGCTACCAGCGATAGTTGCGTCAGGAATATATGTGAATGCTCTTGCGGGAGCAGAACTTCCTTCACCGGCACTATCGTTGTATCCAAAGAAACCAATCTTGTTATTAGCAGTTCCGCTACTTAGATTGTATTGGAATGAAATACCACGGTCTGTATTGGTATCAAATGCGTGAGTTACTGTTACCTGTGAAGTAGTAGTAACACCAACTGCTGTACCTGAGAATGTTACAACCTTAGTTGAAGTATTATATGCGGTAACTGTAGCAATACCAGAATTATCAATACCAGTTACTGCTAGTTGGTCACCAGTGTTAATACCAACAACTGAATCAAGAGTAACAGTAGAAACACCAGAAACAACTGGTGCCATGACAGTTTTGATACTGGTTACGTCACCAATACCAAAGATAGCATCATTAACCGTAACCTCATTTGAGTTAACAGTGGTTGTTGTACCATCAACTTGTAGGTCACCTTTGATGATAACCGTACCTTCATTACTTAAACCATCAGGATATGGGTCAATGAACAGTTGATTTCCAGAACCAGACTTGGTAGAAATAGTATTTGATGAAATACCAACGTTACCAAATGTCTGAGGAGAATTCCACTGCCATGCATGACCAGTGACTACAAGAGTGTTTGTGCCATCTTCATCATACTCAAGACTAACATCTTTACTTGTACCAAATGTCAGTTTGGTATCATCGGGGATAACAATCTCACCGTTACCATTGGTGGTAAGATTTAAATCACCATCTGTATTGTTCGTGGTAATTGTATTACCATCGATTGTTATATTATCTACGTTCCATTGATCAACTCTTGGTAATCTGGTAATATTACCACCTCCACCAGGATTACCAGGACTTCTGGTATCCAAAATGGGAACAAATCCGTTGTCTACAGTAGTTGGATTATCTTGACCCGCAACCAAACCAGGTGCGATACTAAGTAAATCGGTATAATAGCGACCACCGACTACTTGAGAGTTCTGAGCGTTATCACCAGCAAAAAGTCTTCCGCCTTTATTACCGTGAGTACCTACTCCAACTGTAAGTCCAAGTTCACCGAAGTTTAAACTCCCCGGAGCCCCTGTACCCGTAGATCTTTTTACTCTTATAATACTTGCCATGGCTTAGAAATTTCCTCCATTGATGTCCAAATTTTGGGTTGCTCCCGGCGTCAATTCTAATGTTGCTTCCCATTTGCTTGTTGAAGCATTATAAACTAGGACCATTCCATTCTGAACTCCTCCAGAAATATCAACATCTGAAAGACCACCTAATGTGCCTCCACCTCCAGCAAATGAAGATAGAACTTTGACTGCATTTTGTGATCCAACTCTGACTTTAATGTCTGCCATATGCTTTAACCAGTGGTAACTCCAGCAGTGACAATTGCACTGCCTTCAACTACTCTTGTTTTTACGTTAGAAGGGTCTATTAGTAGAACGTCGTAAACGTATCTACCAGGTTTCAATCCGTTGGTAATGGTCGATCCTAATGCTATTTTCACTTCTCCCAAAGTTGCGTTTGGAAATGATACATTAAAATTAGCAGCGGTTGTTAATGATGAAGGATGCTTTTTCATCTTAGATGAACCCGAATATCCGGTTAGATCTAAAGGTGCATCTGAGATAGTTTCAAGGTTGAATGTCTGAGCAAAGTCAGCGCCAACATCAATTACAATATTGCTTACATATGCTGCCATTACTATCAGTTAGGATCTATCTTTACATATTTATAATTCATTTATCCACAATACTTTTCAGTAGGGACTTAATCTCATTCAAATCGTCCTTTAAGGACTTTACATCTGTTTTCAGATTTTCATATTCCATTTTTTCTTTATATCTCTTTTCGGAGAGATTTAAGAATTTTTGGTATTCATCTTTATCAGTATTGACAATTGCATTGGAATCGAGATCTCTGACCAGAGACTCGTCAGACTCGACTTTTATGTAATTATTCATTTTCGAAAGATCTCAGGGCAATTGCTCTAAAGTTCTTAAACCTAGGTGCCTTTGCTTGGTTTGTAGATGTCATTACAACCTTAATCATAAAACCATTGAATAGTGGTGTATTGTTAGTGGTGAACTTATATTCACTAAATTCATTATATCCAACATTTGGATTTATCTGCTTGTCTGAAGATCCATTTGTATTAAATGGAACGTATACTTGATCACCATCAGAAGTTCCTTCTCTGAACAACTTGTAGAATACACGAAGATCGGCTTCTTCATCTCTGTGTCCATCAAATTGAACTAATATAGAGTTGGATGGGAACTCTAAATTAATCTTTTGAGTTTCGTAAATTCCAGCATTTGGATCAAAACCAGAAAGTCTTGCTCTTCTATCTGTAACATAGTCATTAACTTTCTCGTTAACGAGATTGCTTGTTAGGATAATGTTCGCAGTTTCTAAGTCTACAATCGGAGAAACATTTTCATTTAGAGTTGACATGGTTAACTCTAGTGCAAAAGATTTATCGTTACCTAAAAGATTGTATTCATTTGTCTTAGATGCAACTATTCTTTGACTATCAAGAACATTCAACTTATTCAAAGCAATATTTTCATATCCTTGGTCTTGGAACGATGCTTCATTTCCACTTAAACTGGTTCCAGAAGTAGTTTTAATTCTAGCACTAAGTGTAGTTCCAGAAGGTGTAATTACATTAAGTTTTGGATTAATATATTCGAATGGAACATTTTGAGAAGCACGAACCTTAGATCCTCCACCAACCTTTGTAGAGTTGAAAGATTTAGATGTATCAGACAATGGAATGTGATAACTATTGAATGTTTTTTCTCTATTGTCAAGATTATGCTCTTTATTAATTTTTAATAGAGATACTCCATTGAATTCATACTTATTGACAAATGATTTTGCTGCATGGTTGGACTTGAGACTGGAATCAACTGCTCTGGTTATCTGCTGAAGTTCATTTCCATTTACGGTTGTATATCCGAAAATTTCTTTATTGATCTTCACATATCCAGTATTAATTCCGCTCACTGTGGTTCCTTCGAATGTTGTGAACTGAGATCCATCCTCTACAATAATTACTGAAGAATTTTCATCAATTTTTGTTGTAAGAGAAGTTGGTTCAATATCTCCAACAATATTTTCCAGTTTAACTACATTAGAAGAAGAGTGCATTCCATGATTAACATGATCGATTAACAAAGTATGACCATCTCTAATTGGATCAGATGATACAGCAGTTGGATTGGTCAGAGTAGCATCAGTTCCACCACCATCTGTATGTGTAGTTGCAGCACCTACTATAAAGTTACCCTGAACATCATCAACAACCAACAGATTTGTTTCTGTTACAACACCAACAGTTACTCTCACGCCACTTCCAGTGTTGCCAATATTATTTGAAAGAAGTAAATCGCCAACTTGATAACCATTTCCTCCATCAGTAACAGTGATCGTATTTACTGCACCAGCAGAGATATTAATAGATGCAGTAACTGAACTTCCGTAACCTGTAAGTGATGTAAATCCAATACCTGTATATGTAAAATTACCTGATGTGGGAGTCAATCCTATACCTGCACCAGTCAGAGAAAGACCTGAAGTACCGTCTTCAACTGGTCCACCAGTTGCAAATACCTTTCCAGATACTCCTGATGATTGAGTAATAGTTGTTCCTTGATCAAATGACAAATTAGTAGTGCTTGCAATCGAAACTAATTGTCTCTTAGAATAAGCAGTGACTGGGTTTGCTTTTCTAAGTTCACCCATTGGTAACTCGTGATTGTAGAAAATCACTGTAGATGGGGTATTAGTTACAAACTTTGCTTTGAATAACTTGAACTTAAGATCTTCAAGTTGTGAAGCATCCCAAGTAGTACTATTCTGTGACTTGAAGAGTGAACCAAGATATGGTTGTCTATTGTATACAGAGTTGAGCAGAAGATCTACTTCTCCCATTCTAGTAATGAATGTCAAATACTTTGCAGTAGTGGCAAGAAGTGCGAAGCAGTATTCAAAACCTCCTTGAAGATAAACTGGAGTCTTGAACTTGAATCTAGTTGCTGCTGATCCATCGTCAGACAAGTTTACGTCCTCTGGAAGTATTTGAACTTCACCAAAAGGAATAACAGTTTCTGTTGGAGCACCATCTCTCATGGTCCTAACTTGAACAGTTATCGGTACTTCGGGATCCTTTGTTTTGAAGTAAAGTTCTCCACCAGTAATGAAGATTCCATCTACACCATTTTCTTTAGGAACTAAGAATGATTGTGCAAGAGGATCTGACCATCGTGTCCTTATTCTTTCATCAACAACCTCTTCAACTCCTTCAAGAGTTCTCTCATTGAGTCTTGTGACAGGTTGATTGTCAACAATCACTTGACTTTGAATTTGAGGTTGTCTAATTGACAAGACTTGCTCTTCTAAGTTTTGCTGAATACCACTTGAGAAGAAAGTTACATCAACTGCACTTTCTCCTGGATCTAAATCTCTCTCATTAGTTGGACTTGTAGTAAGTCTAATGTTATTAGCACCAGTTGTAAATTGTGGATTAGATCGATCCAATGGATCTGGAATATGTAAGCAGCATGATAATGTTCCCTTATCATCTGTAACCAGTTCAATATTTTCAACTCTTGCTATTGCATTTCCAGAAGAAAGTTCGTCTCCTGCTCTAACAAATCCTCTACGATCAGGCATTGTTAACAATGCTAAGTCTGCAGTGTCAATGTTTAGGAAAGTGCTAGTATTTGAATACGTTGCTGGAAGATCATCATAAGTTTCAATTGGATTATTAAATGGTCCACTTCTATGATTGGAATTCGCAACTCTTGCGTTAATTTGTGGTCTTCCTTGAGTTTGAGGAAGTGATCTAGCCACCATTCCATTTGGAATCTGAGATGTTTGTACAATTTCTCCAGGAGTAAATGAACCAGAAAGCATTGTAATTGGTAATCTCTTGGGGAACGCAAATTCGTTCATATCTACGTTTTCCATGAAAGCGTAGTATCTTGTATTTGGTTTTAAGTTAGTTGCAACTAACTCCAGATTTCTTGATCTTACTGTAAAGATTGCTTCAGTACTAACTACAGTATTACCAATACTTTGTAGTTGTTGATTAGATGTCAATTCAAGACCAGTGATTGTTTCTAATCCTTGCTCCTCAAATACTTGATCAAAGTCTCTAGTGATGGTTCTCTCTTGCCACCAATCCGTTCTTCTTCCTCTGGTTGTGACCCAATTACCTGTTACTCTGGATTCTTCATTAACCAATTCTGAACTAATTAATGTTTCTTGACCAGTCCAATTAATTTCACTAGAATTCCACATGGTGGCAGCCATTCCACCATTTTCTCTATCTTCAATACCTAATAAGTCTGCAATAGCATTAAAAGATGAATCAATATTAGTTGTAGATGTAGTTGGTAGAATATTTTCTTCAATCCAGAAGTCGGATTCTGGTGTAACACTAACTGTGCCAGTATATAATACAATGTGGAATGGGTTTAAGTTTTCTACTCTTGTTGCAAGAGGTTGATCCACGAATTCAACTTCTTCATAATTTAAAGTAAGTCCTGTTCCTCCTCTAGTTACATTTGTATCGCTAAAGTCATCAACCCAAGCATAGTCAGCATTTATTGGATCTGCTTGTGTTGATACGGTTTCAAATCCAAGAGAAACGTTCCTTTCGGTGGATCTTGGTCTACACTCTCCCCTAACTCTATCCATGTCAAAGAAAGAGTCTCCAGTGAGATTATGATTTTTATGACTTCTAAAATTATCAACAAAGAATCCAGATTTAAATTTATCTAAACCTGTATTTGGATCTTTAATAGAAAGGTTCTTAGTATCAGTTTCAAGTAATGAAAGTGTTGTATATTCTTCTAAATTAGAAATTCTCTTTTCCAATCCACCAATGTCTTTCATGGTGTATCTTCTATGAGGGATAAGTTTTACATTGCTATCAAAAGTAGCATTGAAAACATATGGTGTCATTGCTATGACTGCAACTAACATTCCCTCATTATTTTCAATAGGTGGTTTTGGAAGTTCTGATGGGGTTCCTTTCTTCAGATTAAATGTACCATCTTTAGAAAGATAAAGTCTATCAACTCTTCCAAGATAGTAAGAATAATCTAAAGTGATAGTCTTATCTGATACTACTGTTTCTGAAGATGTTCCAGCGAAAGATCTTCCAGTATAATCAAAAGGTGAGGTGTTTGATGTTGTATATTCTGCAACTCTTGGTCTAATATCAATAAAATCAGAAGATCTTACACCAGATACAGTTGGAACCTCATAACCGTAATCTAGGGAGTTATAACTGTTTACACTTTCAACAGTTCCCGTGCTCTCATTAGTTACAAAATGATCAAAAATAATTCTTAATTTGCTATTGGGTTCTTCTGCTCCTGCTTTTCTTATAATTCTTCCATAGTCAACAAACTCAGGTCTATGTCCTTTATCTAGATCGTAGTTAGAGAAGATATTGGCATCACCTGCAACTAATGATCCAATTGTTGCAACAATACCAGAACTCTTAAGAGTAAACGATTCGTCAACTTCAAATGCTCTTGTATTTTCATACACAAAATTAATTTGAGTTCCAGATACAACATCTACAACTCTAGCAACCGCTCCAGAAGTACTTCCAATAAATCGTTCACCAACAACTACGTTATTTGAAAAAGTTGCTGTTTGGTTAGATGCAACAATTGATGGAAGAGCAGGATCTCCTGTTCCACTTGAAGCAAAAACTCCAAGAACTCTATGGATATCTGGGAAATTCAAACAAATTTCTTCATCTTCAACTCTGGTTCCATATGCATACTGATTTCCACCATTGGTATTTGGCCCACTTAAACCATTATTAAAGGTTGTTGCTCCTATACCAGCACCTGCATTCTTTGATTTATTAATGATAATATTTCTGCATCTAGAAATTGACTTATCTTTAGATAGAAGTTTAGATCTCTTGGCAGTAAATGTAAGAGTCGCATTTCCAGTTTTAGAAAGACTAGTAAATGTTACTTCTTTTAAATTAGTAGAGAATGTAACTTGACTGGATCGTATAAGTTCTTTAACTCCATCTTGCCAAGTCAGTACATAAGTATCAGCAGTAAATGGTTCAAATGTTAAATCATTATCACCAAGATCACTCAATAGGAAAGTAAATGTGCTTCCAGTGATGTTTTTGGAAATTTGCTTTCTGACAATATATGTGCTATCAAGCAAGTTAATAGATGATACATATGAATTTTGAAGTTTGATTCTATATCCTGGATCCGCTGCATTTTTTAGTGTTCCAGCAATTACATCAAAATCATTTGTTGTAATTGTTCCACTTGGTAATGTACCATCACAAACACCAGCAACAGAAGTTACTGCTACAAGAGTTAATGTGCCACTATTGACACCAGCAGAAACTCTGTTGAAAGTTGGAAGTGTTCCACCTGGTTTTGAGTATCTAACAATATCACCAACTTTAACTAGAGATTTAAAATTAGCAATACTTGGGGATGTTACTGCTCCACCATTAGTGATAGTAAAATTACTCCTTTCACTAAATGATTGCGTATCTCTATCTAAAACTAGATCAGCAGCAAATGTATTACTACCAGTAACTTTGTGTACTGACTTTACATCTGCAAAAGTGAAATCATCAATATTAGTTACATTTCTACCTACATCAAGTCCATTGATTTCTAATGGCTCATTTAACTGAAATTCGCCTCTGACGCACGATAGAGTTAAATTAGTACTATTCGACACAGCAGCAGTTAAGTACCCACTAGAACCGCTATACTTGCCCTTTACGTATGAACTAGCAGTTGTAGTTAATGCTGTACCAACAGTAATCTTTGTAAAAAGACTTACATCATAAAATCTAGCTTCATATTGAGTTGTTGCTGCTCCGGCAACCGATTTTTCTTGATAATCATAAACTCTTGCTTTACCAATAGCAACTGCATTTCCATCTTTTGCATTATTACCTACAAGTCTTCTATCAAAGAGATCTACTGCATCAGCACTAAATCCAATAGATGGTGATCCAAAAGCATTTTCGACTCTTGCAACGTTACCAATTCCAACGGGAATGCTAACGTTTTCTTTTTTGCGAGTAGTCCTTGGTTTAACAATATCAAGTGCAGTAGTAGATTGTTTATCTACTTCATTTCCTCTTACATACGCCTTTCCTGGAGATACTTGAATAGTATAAAAGTCATCAACTGGAGTATTTCCATTTTTAGTTATTTGATTTTCAAAATATAAACCCCTATTTGAAATCCTATCATTTAAAGTTTCTTTAAGTTCCACTTTAAATGGTTTTACATAATAATCTCCAGATTCATCATATGTTCTTCTTGCCAACTCATCTTTGAATATGTTAAAGTCGGTCTTATTTACAAATTCTTCTCTCTGCCCATTTTCAACCCTCATCAACTCGACAAATGTCAAGTCATCAGTATCTGTTAGTGATTTTTTAACTAAAGTGGTTGAAATTTTAAATCTATCTGCTCCAGGTGCAGATTCATTTGAATATCCTTTTGCGTTATCATAAAGATCTCTGTTTACAGAAGATGCATTTACAATTTCTTCATTTACAGACAGACCAATTCTATAACTTGGTTCACTTGAATACTGATCAAGAATAATTGTAGATGATGGAACTTTTACAAAATATCCTCTGACAAAGAATACACCTTCACTTACTGAAGCAGAAGATCCAGTTTTGGTTGCTTCAGATACGATACAACGAGCAAACAAACTGTTTGCAGTAATTCTAGTATTTGAATATTCAATATCCGATAATGTAATTAAATTTTCACCATCAACAAAAGATTTACCTATACCATCAGATGCTGATTTTTTATATTTGATGTATAGAGTATCGTATCCTTCTTCAGATTCAATATCAGTTAATCTATTAATTACAGTAGCAGTAACCCCAGAAGTTTCTCCCTGTATGGTGATTTCATTATCCGCCAAATATTTTGTATATGACTTAACTGGAATATTCAGAAAAGTTGGATCAATACGAACAGAAAAATATGAAGTATCTAAAAAAGTTCCACCAGGAATTACCATGGACCCTTCTTTGAAGAAGTATTGTCCAAATCTCTCAATTTGATTTTGTAATATAGATTGAAGAGTAGTTAATTCTCTGGATTGAATTGGAAATCCAGGTTTGAATAAAACCTTATTATAGTTTTTATTCTCATTGAAATCATCATAATATGGAGAGACATTTAAATTAGTATTCTGGGTCATTTTTTTAGAATTCTACTACAACTTTGACTTCTTCTTTTTGTGATGCTGACCTGGTAATCGGTGCTCGATTATCAATGTAGATTATTTCACCTGAGTATCTTTTTACTTCTGGATTTGATTTACCATCAATAAATGTTTGACCCAGTTCAACTATTTTTCCACCAACAGTTATGGTGTTTTGGTTATCGAAACTAGTATCTACTTCTAATGCTTGACCGGCAAAACTCCCGTCATTGCATTGAATGGTAGTTTGTATACCAACAAAATCAAATAATTTATTATCGACTGTATTTTTGAATCCATCAGTTGTTAATCCCACCGGTTGGTAATATTTTAAAATTCCAGTGGTGGCATTCCAAGATGCAACATAACCAATAGCAGTGGATCCTACACCTACTTCCTGTGTAATTAGAGCATTGAGCGGATATGTTGTATCTGAGGTATTTCCAGATCCAACAGGTTTCAGTTTTAATGCTCCCAGACTAGTCGCAGTTGAAGTATTTAGTACTTCACCAGTAGTGCTCCCAAACACAACTGGATTTTTAATAATTCCTACTCTAGAAAATGTGTTTCCTGTAATATAATCAGATTCTGCATCATACTTGGAATAAAGCATGACTCTATGTGATCCCAATTCACGGTAAATGTCATGTCCATGTCCACCAGATGGAGGAATAATTACCTCAAACTCTGCACCCACACCAGATGTTACTTGTACACTCCCAGATGTAGTTGTTCCAAATTTCAATAATGCTCTAGTGTATCCGGAACCTCCATTAGTTACTTCTACTCCAGTGACTGCTCCACCATTAATTGTTACAGAAGCAAGTCCACCAGTGCCGTCTCCAAGAATCGGAACATTGGCAATGGTAGCACTGTCAGAACCACCAGCAACTATAAATCCAGTTCCTCTATTTTTGATGATAATTGTATCAATTTTTCCGTCAACTGCAGCATTTTTTATTGATTCTGTTGTTGCATCTCCCCAATCTGAAGGGACTGGTATAAATTTGTCAGTTGTAAATTTTACAATTTGTGTTGGATTGATTGTATAAAGATATTTCCAACGATATCCATCATCAACTGCTCCAGCTTGCTGAGGTGTAGTTGCGACAAAATTTGGTTCGTATAGTGATTTGACTCCGTTTACTTGATCTGGATTTGCACCATTATTTGTACAAAGATAAACTTTGAACTCAGAATTTACTACAATATATTTTGCTTCATATAATGATTTTGCCTTAGTTATCAAAGATGCATTGTTAATATCTACATTACCCTTATACATGTCAAATGTTGATCCCGAAGTCCAATTATGTCTAGGGATAACTCTTGCTACATCGGTGGAGTTAACCTTTTTCATGAACATCATACTGTCATGATAAAGATTTTCCTGTTGGAATGAATCTTTAGGGGCAGGTGGTGCCGTTGACCAATCTAGAGAACCGTAGTTTTCTACATTATTATTAGTTGGATTGGGATGACCCAAAAACGTATAATACGTATTAGAAGTTGTTCCAATACCTACAAAACTTTTTACAAAAGTTTCGGCATTCAATATTCTAAATTGATCAGTAATTATGGCTGGCATGTCCAGAGGTGATTTTTTGATTATTTATACCAGATTAGTAAGATAATCTGAATTGAGTGGTTCGTCTTACATATGCAGAGGTTTCGATTCCTGATAGTCCATTTTGATTAAAGAACTCGAAACTTTTACCTGTTCCAACGTTTCTGTTGGGGGTGCTAATAGATCCCCAAGTAAAACAACCATAATCATTTATATTTGCAGGTAATTGTGCAGTGACTATTCCACTCACTGATTTGACATTTGCAGAAATTCTAACCGAAGAACTACCAATAGAAACAACTTGATTTGCGTAAAATACATTATCTATAAATTCATTACCAACTGCTACAACAGAATCTACATGTTCAATAATAGATGTTACTCCACTTCCAATGATTGTTTTTTCAAGAACAAAGTAGTCTCCAGCACTAATTCCAGATCTAGTAATTTTACCAGGTGTAGCAGTTTCATTGAAAATATTTGGATGAGCAGCAACATCAATTACCAACATGGGTGATGTGGTGTTGATTCCTGTATTTGCTGTAGCAATACCGGTGATTACACCATAATCACCAGAATAAGTGACTCCAGTAAATGTTTCAGTTACAACAGTAGTTCCAAGTCCAACAATTCTTACATCTTTTAAAGTCTCACCAAGGTCATCAATTTTACCAAAAGACCAAGCATCTTTAACATAAAACTTGTTATCATTCG